CTCGATCATCCCGAGTTTATATAAATCTTTTAGTGGTAGTTCGTGATGAAGGTGAAGTACGGTATTTAATTCCTCATATAAGAGGAACCGTATTCCTTTCGATAACTTCCTGACACCAATGGGGTAATTTAACATTATGTTTAATCCCCCTAACGGTTCTGGAGCCCAAATCGGACACCCTAAATTAGCCAGAAATTTCCAGTAAATAAAAAATTTACTTTTTCTGAACGGAATTTTAATATTAAAATTCCGTTCAATAATTCGGAGAGCTCTTGGCTGACTATACCATGTACATTGTCGTGTCGATTGAGGTGCAAGCAATGGCCCTACGGGCCATACAGGCATGCACCTTCCACGATCATAGAAAATTTCGGTATAAATTGCGTAACGCGTAGATAAGAAATCTTTTGTCGGAGAAACAATACTACCCAGCTTATTAAGCTGAATCGTATGGTTTTTACTCTGTGTAACAGATAACTTCATTATCGCATCATCGCCAGTAGTTTGAATATCAAGCCAGTTAGAAGGAACCTCTCTAGAGAGTTTAATCTTTCGCTGTTTTTTATCAAATACTAGGGATAAATTCACTTTGTCAAAGCTATCAATAATTGCGAAAACTTCGCGATCTATTGTTTTAAGCTTCTTGGTAGATGATTTTTCGAAACAAAAAATCGATACTAAGGGGAGCAAAGGCCAAGAGGTAGGAACACCCATTGGCTGACCCTGACATGTTACTCGTCCGTGACGAGAGTGAACATTATTCCAATGTAAATTTACTTTACTTTCCGGTACAATTAAAAGTGGATATTTGCTGAGATAATTCTGAAGGAACTTATCCTTGTGAAATATCGGCAAATCATCCATTTGAAAAATTTGTAATTCCGATTTAACTAACCTATAGGTCACTAAATCGGATCCAGAGAATATTGTGTAATAATTACATACAACTGAAACAGCATCTTCCCACCAAGTGACACCGGGATTTATTAAGTTATAAAAAATCCTAGTCATTTCTCTGTGATGATGATCTGTAGCAACTGTGAGATCTTGCGATCTCCAAACTTTTCCTTTAAAGTCGAATTCATGAATGAAATTCCCTTCAAGCGAATTTCGAATTCTAGGATCAGACCGAAGATAACTATCAGCTACTTGTCTTAGAATTTTACCTAAGATTATAATAGGACTGAGAGTCATTGTCGGCAATCGTACTTTAAAACCTCGTTCCCGCAAAGCAATAATACACATAGGAGGATGCAAAGACGGATTTGAACATCCGTCGCATTTCTTACTGTGCGCTATTGCAGGTTCGAGCATACTTAGACAGCTATAGATCAAATGAAAAGTTCTTCTGTAAGGAGTTAAATCTTCTGAGAAAAGAGATTTCATTTGAATCTTTTTAATATCGGAATTAAATTGTGCTAACCTTTCTTTATTAAGAGAGGCGCGCATTAATTCTT